TGATTTGATACTTACATATTTGAATACTGTTGCTAACTAATCTAAGTTTATCATTAACAACCTCTTGCAAATTGCTGTCTTGTATCTCTGATAATGTATCGTTAAGAGTATCAAACATTTTTTCTTGTTTAACTTGTTCCTCTTTCCAACTGTCAATACTTTTTAACTTCCTGTCAATCAGTTCTTGACTATGACCTTGCTTACTCATTTCTAACCAACCTTTCTAAATTGATTGAGTAAGATACAAACTTTAAGACTACCAATAAGTTCCTTTACATAAAGTCTGTATCTACTCATAAAACTATATTACTACCCTGTAGTTTTATGCCAACTCTTATTTACAAATTAATTGTATCTATCAAATGCTTATGTTGTTCTAATCTACTAGGAATAACTTTTGTATAGTTACACCAGTTACAACACACACCACTTGCTACTGGCTCTGCATTGTGCCTGTCATCAACGTTCCTGATAACCTGACCACAAATTGTGCAAATCATATCTGCCTTTCGTTTCTTATAATTAAGAGTACTGCATGTAAGATTATATGTAAACAACTGCTTACTTAAAATTAAGAGTGTAGTAATGTGTAAGAAAGGAAAGGAAACTATGGATATATTAAAAAAATGTATTGATTGTGTAGAAAATGAACGAGTATATGGAAAAGATTGTGATTATATTACTGGAGAATACGCAGACCATAAAAATGGTTTATGCGAATTACATAATATAAATCATTGTGATACAGCACACTATAACGAAAGTTATTGTGATTTTTGTGAAATGGAAATAAAACAATGAGTACATTAGAAATATACTTTTGGTTATTGTTGCCTGTGTATCTAGTAGGTGCATTAACTATTGCTAACTGGTTAGCTAGTTGGACAGAACATTATTTGCTTTTGCGTAAAGCAGATAAAATTATAAAAGATATAAGACTAAAAAAAGTTAGAGAAAAAGACAACATATAATTACAGATATGTTAATGTTAATTTAGAAAGGAAATGATGAAAGGAACGTTTAAGGTTGGAACTCGTGTACAAAGCGAGGAAAGGCGATATGAACATACAAAACTTCCAGTTTCGCCCACTAACTTTCATCTACCTTTCAAGCTACTTACACGCTGTAGCCCTTTACTTCATATGTACGTATGAATAGTGTAGGTAGCTTGTAGCACATAAGATAGAACTAAATGACCTCTCGCTTAGACTGGTCAAAGTATGATAACGAACTAAGGCATACACGAAGTTATTTATCTCAGACTTGTGTGTTACAAGCTATCTAGTTAGTAGGAGTTCTTTTCAATGCCCTGTTTTGAACTACCGAAAGCTAGATAGTTTTTTTTGTAGATATATATTTACAATATGCTACAATACATATTGACAGAAAGGAAACTATGTCTAAAGGAATAGATGATATAGACAACAGTTGGTTTGTTGATGAACAGTTTGACTTTGGTAAAGAGCCAGTAGTACAAACTTCATTTACAAAACCATACACGTTCAATCAAAGGAAAGTAAATAACAAAGCTGATATAACTTTTATTGGCGATAGTGTTATTGATTGCAAAGCATATACAGGAACAGGTAAAGGAACTGTAGAATACTTCGCAGAGTATCACGCAAACCCTACATACATGGCGAGAATAAACGACCAAAGTGTAGATGGATTTACTATCTATGATTGCATTGACAACGTAAGCAAAGTTGTTGGTGATGTTGTAGTAATTAGTGCAGGTGGTAACGACTTACTAGCTAAGATGAACTTGCTAACTGTATCTGATGACAACAATATGACAATGGGATTGATGAACACAGAGTTAGACAAACTTATGTTTGCATACGAAACTATGTTGCACCAACTACGCAAGAAAAACAGATACTTCTTGTTGCTTACTTGTTATGATGGTAACTTAGCTTACAACCCACAACGTTTTGATGGTGTTGATAATGTTGCACACTCTATTGTTTCTATGTGGAACGACAGATTGTATAAACTAGCTAACGATTATCAAAACAAACACTACAAAGATAACATTGGACAAACGTTTGATGTTCTTGACTTACGCAACTTCATGGGAACTACTTGTTATTACAACGAGATAGAGCCAAACAAAATAGGTGCGAAACGTATTGCAAAGAACATTAGCAAACGACTACATATTAAAGGTGTATTGTAATGAGCGATACACCTTTAATGTTAGCAATACACGAACTAAACAAATGGTTAGATGAACAGAAAGAACTTAAATCTAATTTATCTGAACGTGATGAAAGCGACATGTTAGATAGAGAGATAGAAGTTCTTACTGGTGCAATAACAATATGCAGAAAGTTTACTAACCATGACAAGCCAACAGAAAGCGAGGTGCAGTAATGCCTAATACAATAGAAAAAGAAACAGAGTTCTGCCCACATAGATACGAGGTAACATTTCAAATTGGTGTTATTGGTATTGGTAAAACAAAAGATGAAGCCATAAAAGAAGCACAAAGGTATGGTTTAGATGATGTTACTAATGAGGGTTTTACAGAGGTAAAAACAGAATTAGCTAATGATATGGACACATGCGACATTTGTGAAGAGGAAGAGTAATGGGTAGAGATATTACTGAACACATAGATGATTTTGTAGAGGACAATTTTGGACACACTAATTGGGGATATAAAAGTTCTTATACAAAAGAGGAACTAGCAGATACATCTAAGTATGAGCTAGAAATAAATGACAGTATTGTAATTTGGTATGAGCCATTAGAGGAAGATGCATAATGGACTATCAATATTTTAGAGATAAGCCAGTGCCTAAGTTAAAGCAACGTGAGAGAGTTGAGTGGATATTGACAACTGCGAGAGAGAGCAGTGAGCCAAAGGTATCAAGCAACACTTTCATCTATGACTTTCGCATACCAAGAATATCTGCACACATATTTAATATGCGTGAGGACTTGTGGGAAATAGAAACTATAAAAGAAAACAATGAGTTCTTTTATAAGTTGTTACTTACACCACAAGAGATATTACAACAAGCAAAGAAAGGACAAACGTATGAGCAGACCACAATTATCTGATACTGATTATGGATTTAATGGATTAGTAAGGATATTTAATGAAAAAGAAATAGAGATGAACGAGTGGGTTATTGAAAGATTAGACAAAGAACGTGGTGGTATTAAGTTTGTATTACCAAATGCAGAGGGGAAAATCTATCTTACGTGGGGAGATTTATACCAAGTTGATGTTGTATTTGTTACATCACAAAAGAGATACAATCAAACTGTAATGTTAGGAGAACTCTACGAAATCATTGATGCACTAGAAAAATCAAGACTAAGAGTTAAAAAAACTATTGCAGATATGTTAATGAAAGCATTTAAAAGTGAGGAAGAGTAATGCAGGATAACTGGAAAAGACTAGCACAAGCACTGCTTGATGAGGAAGATTACCTTAACAAGCAGACACGTGCATTTAGAAAAACAAGATTAGCAACTATTAAAATGATGAGAAATGAATTGTCAATACAAGAGATTGCTAAATTACTTAAACTTTCAAGACAGAGAGTTTATAAGATAATTGAGAAAGGGGAGTAATGGCTAATTTTAATTTAGATAATTACGAAACAGTAGAAGATAGACTAAAAGTATTTTGGAAAGAAAATCCAAAAGCAAGAATTAATACAGAGATTGTGCATATGACTGATGATGGAACTTGCGTAACTGTGAGAGCAGAGATATATAAAATGGAAGTAGATGCAAGACCAGTTACTACAGGTATAGCACAAGAAACTAAAGGGCAAGGTGGCTTTGCTAACAAAGATGCATGGGTAGAGAACTGTGAAACATCTGCTATTGGTAGAGCTTTAGCTAACTGGATATATCAAGGTAGTAATAAAGCAAGACCTAGTAGAGAAGAAATGTCTAAGGTAGGTAACCAAGATGATAGAGTTAAGGTAGAGAAAAAGAGAGTGCAAAGACCTACTAAGGAACAGAAAGAAGCTATGAACAAAGTTGTTGATGAAATGGTTGCAGAGCCAAAGACAAAGAACAATGCATCACAACTTAAAGCACTGATGTCGGCAACTGTATCTGATGCAGAAAAATTAAAAGAGTATCAGAGAGATGCTTATGTTGAATGTGTAAGCGAACTTAAACTGCCCGAAGAAGTAGAAGATTGGGATAACGAACAGATGACTACGTTTCTTGATGTATTCCATAAACTTGTAGAGAAAGATAAAGGTTTAGGTGACCTTAACGAAGTCTTTGTAACAGAAGATATTACTGACAAAGGGGGTGATGACATGGGAGATGAGTGGAAAAGCAATCCTGCTACCGAAGCACAACTTAAATGGTGTAAGGATATAGTCGCTAAAGCTACTGACAAGAACATTGATGGACTTGCAGAACTAAAAGCACTATACAATGGTGGCGATATAAATGGCGAAACTGCTAGTGAAATCATATCTAACTGGAACGATAAGGTTAAGTAATGGAAGAGCTAGAACAAGCTAGTATCAATGTGCAAAGGTTGGTTGAAAGATTACAGAAACGTTTTCCTAATTATGACTTTAGCCAACCTGCACAATTAGATAGAAGATGTAAGAAAAGCACAACAGGTGTATGTCCTGTTTCAAAACATTTAGAGTATGCAACTGACATTGATGGTAATGATTTTTGTATTAAACAAATAAAGTTAGCTGATGAAAGCAACCCATACGCACATACAGTTGTTACCTGTAATGCAATAATTAAAACTAAAGAAGAAAAAGAATTAGCAAAGAAAGGAATATTTTAATGCCTAATATATTTGATGACCCTAAAACACTAAAGACATGGGCAATAAAGTTAGCAAATGCCTGTGGTGGTCAAAAGGTAGAGAAATCTATTATGCTTACCAAGACAAACCCACAAAGAATTAGAGAACTAATGGATGAGTTTGTATCAGACCACAATGAAAACACAATTAAGATTGCTAATGAAATAGAGAAACAAGAAGAAGAGTGATTTGTAAGAAGCATGACCTTCAATATCGCAAGACTTGTTTGTATTGTGAGCTAGGGCTTTAAAGTATTTTTAAATTATCCCAACCTTTTTTGTTAACTGTGAAAGTGAGAACACCAGGATGCGACCACAACCCACTGCGTTCTGTAAAGTCTATGCTTTTATCTAAACTAGGTGATTGAAACCAAGTACGATTGCCTTGTTGTTTACCACGAAAATGGTGGTAGTGACCTGTAATAAGTATCTCACAATTACCTGCAGGTAGGTGTCCATACATCTGACCCTTCCACCAATTCTCTATTTTGTTTTCAGGATTACCACTGCCACCTGTCATATGACCATGTGTCCACCCACAAGTCTTACCCTTTATATCTAATACTTGATGAAAACCATCAGGTATTTCTACCTTAACTGACTTATACCTTTGTTTGTTTGCACTCATAATTTCTTGACAAATTTGTAAGTGCATTGTGTCACTGTTATCTAATCTGTTTGTATATACCTGACCCTTACTGGACCTAGACATTTCTCCATGATTTCCTGGACACCCTGCAAGGACTAGCTTATCTGCTAAAGGTAAGAAGGTGTCTATTGTTTTCATAATCATAGACCTAGCTAGTGCATATTGTTCAATGAGTGAGAGTTCTACATTGAAAGGTTGGCTATCATAAAAAGCTGCAGTACAGTTTTCTGTCAAGTCACCTAGTCCTATCATGTAAATCTCATCTATATTGACACCAAGTTTACGTAAATCTTTTATCCTATTAACTGCATCTTGTAGTGCTACATCATAACGTTTTATTGTATTCTCTACGCCAAAGTCACGCTTACCTAGTTGCCAATCTGCCATAAAAAATAAGAATGCTGTATCCCCACCTAGTGTTTTCTTTTTAATTGGTGGTTTTTTCTTAGCTTGTTTGAATAGTTCTTGAAAATACTTGTCGTGTCCAGGATTTTTCTTACGTACAACGCCTTTAAATGCGTAAAATGTTTCTGTTGTGCCACCTTTTAGCTGCACATTCCATGAAGATGCACGTACTGACCCTTCAATGTAATATAATTTAGGGTCAAACCCCCAATCACGCAGGATAGTATCAAACTTATTTCTGTAATTAGGGTCTGTTCCTACGTGTGTTATCTCACCAAGACCAGTTTGTTCGTTTACTTCTAGTCCAGGTTGCCATCCTGATTTATAAAAGTTATTACCCCACTCTTCAGGTATAGGTTTTTTTCGTGTAATACTATCTCCTGTCAATATAAGTATACAGGAGAATAGTATTTACTGTGTTATTTAGATATTTGTTTTTTAGCGTATGTCTTAACTACAGCTAAAGCAGCACCACCACCTGCTAAAGCAGCAAGTTGCACAGTATCGGCATCTACAGATACCAATGGGGCAACGACTAACGCACCAAGAAATGCCTCAACGAAAGTCCAAAAGGTTCTTTCTAGCATATCTTTAAGTTCTTCACTCATTTTATAACTCCATGCATCATTCCAAGGTGTCCACCATAAGTCCTTCTTGAACTTCCCCTCTTGGTTTCTTCTTCTATTATTCTTCTCGAATAAATCTGACATTATTGTATTACCCTTCCACTAAGTTTTGATTTAATTGTTAAAACATTTCCATTTATTTCCTGCAATTTATCATA